CTCTTTGCCATAGAGCTTTAATAAGCATTGATATTGCTCTTTATTCCAATCTAATAAGTAAAAGGAATAAGTCTTAAAGTCTATGTATTGCACTGGTTTAGATCCACCAGCACTGCTCATAGTGCATAGCAGTATCCCAATAGCAACTGCTAGCACCCACTGCGCCATACCCTTACGGGCGCTGTGTGAGCCCCTGATGGGCTCTGCTGCAAGTAGCGTACCGTCTCTGTCAAGCATGTGCATAACCTCCGCGTGTCGTGAGCGTTAAGTAAAGTATCGCCCCTAGTTATCCACAGGTGTGGATATTGCGTTCCTAAACTCTGGACATGAATAGCACAAAGTACTTTTTAGATTATTGCATCTGGCACAACATAGAACAAGATTAAACGGAGCATCTGATCCACCACGAACTTTAGGTAGAACATGATCGATCTGTGCTTCATCGTATGACATTAGATAATCACAATAATGACATCTCAAACCATCACGCATAACAAGGTTCTTTTTATTCTTGCTGTAATGCCTCGGCCATGCCCAAGCCGTGCGATTAGATGGCATGCAATCCTTTGCAGGATAATCTCGTTTCTTAACACTGATCTTGTTACGAGTGCCCCAGTGATACATATCCTCACGCTTTACGCCTAATTCCTCAGCTAAATACTGAGCACCTTTGTGCTTGTTTTCCATAATGAACTGGATCTGCTCTTCATTGAATCGAGGATTTCTAGGCATCTTTACCCCATCCCTTGCCCTTAAACACTGCTGGAATAGCAGCGATTACCTTAGTCATAGCTCTGTTGCAATAACTGCATGGCACTACTGGTCTATCGTTGAATCCATGAGTGACTTCTTGACTAAGATTGCATTTGTCGCATCGGTAATCGTAGGCTGGCAAGTAAGACACTTCCTTATCATGTATGACCCACATCCAGAGCAACGGTCTATGTCTGCTTCTGTAGGTTCTTTGTCTAGGTGACCGTATTTTAATATGAGTAGTGGCAATAGATCCTCTAGTCTAATGATGGCGGCATACTCACGCGCATCTTCACCCTGACCATTGAGTCTAATTACTCCGAATCCTAATTCCCCCGAAACAGATGTCCGAGCTTTCAATTGCTTTAAGTACGCAAGTGGCTGAAACCCAGCCCTAGCCTTGACCTCGCAGTCAAACGGTACATTCACAATATCTTTGCCACTACCCCTTCCCACACATGCGCCCTGCCACTGAGTCGATAGGTACTGTGCGACAACACGCTCTGTGCGGAAACCTCTGTGCTTCCTTGCTTGACTAGCCACGATACATCCCTGCCACATAGCCTGTCATTATTGCTAAGACAAGTATGATGCCAAGGACGATCATAAGTACATCTTCCTTATCCATTGACTGCGTGACACTTTCTACATTGCCATGTACCAGCGATCAGATTGCCATCTGTGATAATGGCTGGAATAATGATGTCACTAGCTAGTGTTGGTTCATTGCATAACTGGCATAAGATTGTGTCATACATAGGCACATCTTCAAGGTCAGTCCACTCGCCATCTTTCTCAATGTTATAGATCTCTACATATCCCATTTATGCTCTCGCTTCCTGTGGATGCCATTTTCCATCACTGCCCATTCGATACCATGCTGGCGGACAGTCAGACTTGACTCCACCTGCGTTCATGTGAGCGCATTGATATCCGCCCCACGCCCTGCCGTTCTTCTCACCTTCACGCCAACGCATGTGTCCATGCTTACATGATGGAGCTTCTAGTGCTTCACCTGTGCCCATAATTGCTGAGATGTTTTCAATAGCCTGAATAAGGCTGACAGGTGCATCAACGACCTTGTTATACTCATTGACAGGTGTAGTCCAGTAATCCTGATCATCTGCCTTGACTTCTTGAACAGGTGGCTTAACTGGCTTAGCAGCTACAACCTTGCTCATTTCCTCTCGGCTTGGTCTCTTTCCTTTAGGCGCATAACCTGCATTTGCAAGTGCTCTGCCGATCGCCGAAGTCTCACAATTCTCCAATGCTGAAGTCTGATTAACCCCTCGGCTAGTAACTGTTTCCTCAGCGTACCCTGTTGCCCATGCAACGCTATCTTCAGCATTCTTAAATAGATACGCCTTAACAATATATCGAGTAGCCTCGACAACTTCCAACTCAGTTGAAATGCGGAACGCTGGATAGTCCTTAATAAACTTTTCAAGTCTCACCTCTACTGGCTCGTAATCGGCTAAATTAAACATACAGTTCGTTTTCCTCTGTGGCTAGCTGCCCTGCGAGTGCGCCATAAGAGCAGAGATCGACCCAGTTGTCGATGTGTTGTGCTGATTGATTAGTCCTTGCAAGTTTAACCAAGACCATGATCCCTGCCACCTGATAGTCGTGTATCGGTGTTTGTAAGTATGCTGAGAGCAGCATTGCTGTGTGTTGCAGGTTATCCGCAGGGTGACCATATGAGAGCCCACGATCACGGATCGTGTCTGTGGCTGTGAGTAAGATTTCATTCGCTCTCATTCCTGCCCCTTGATGCTGCGCCCACGATGGTATCCCTCGCGCAGACCCTTCTCGTAGCTTCTTTTCGATACATCATAGAGAGCTACACCAAAGCCAAATAACATGCCGATAATGCATATCAGTAGCAACTTATCTGTGTTTGACATTTCGTACCTAACTGCCCCAATGCCCTTGATTGGTGACAAACTTAGTGTGACAGATATGTCAGACGAATCAAGCACATTCTGATAACGAAATGATAACGATTATCTAGGTCTGCCGTAGGTCTTTCCAGAGACAATAAATGTCCCGTCTTTTTCAATGTTAATAAGATCAACCTGCACCTTGTTGCCATGGACATACATGATGGCGAATGCCTGTTGCCAGTTAGCCACACCCTTAGTGTAAGCAGCTTGCTTAAAGTCCATAAGATTGCCTACCTCGACACCATGCAAGACACGCCCTATACGCCCCCCAGAAGCCTCTGAGAAGGCTGAACGCCCTGCTCTGTGGGTATGACCTGAGATGACATTCTTTCCATGCCTACGGGCTGCTTCAAGGGCTGATAAGCCCCCTTGTGGCTTAATCGGTGTGTGGTCTCCATGGACTGCAATCCAATTAGGTGCAATAGGCATTGGGTTCTTATGGAATGTTATTCCTAGTTCATCAAAGCGCATAAACTTCTCAAAGCGCAGCTCTGGCAATGCACCGAATGCTGGCACTTTAGCCATGATGATGTTATACAGACGATCTGTGTGATTGCTGCGGATGCAATCTGTTACGCCTAACTCCCAGAGCAAGTCCACAGCTTGATTGCGGTCATCATCTAGCGTTTGGGCATAAGAGCCCATGCGCCCTTCTTCCCACTTGCTTATTTGTGGTAGGTCAATCTCATCGCCAATTGTGACTACTTGGTCAGGCTTAAACTTCTTAATGAAACTAGCAAGATTACGAGTGGCTACCTTATCTTCATATGGTACTTGAAGATCTGACACAACTACGATTCGCTTAATCGTCATCCTCATCTATGTAATCGCCTAACTTCTCTGGCGGTATCCCATCGGGCAAGATCCAATGCGGGTAAGCCTGTGGCTCTGTAATCATGAACATGGCGATGTCCTCTGGAAAACCTGCTCGCTTTAGAGAACAGAAATATTCATAAAGTCCAATGCAGTAAGCATCAAGCTTTGAGTAGCCTTGTTCCTCTAGAGCCTTAGTTGCTTTTCTTGCCATGGCACTATGCTACCTGTCGAGAAGTATGTTGTAGATCTCATCCACTCGCGTGTTGAGTCTTTTGATCTCAGACAAAAGGTGTGTGATTACATAGCCAGACAAGCCACCTAGTGCTGCAATGGTGGCAAGGTAAAGCGTGAAGAAGTCTGACTGTGTCATTACTCTGATCTTCCGTAGGACTCGTCTTTAGGATTAAGCCAGCGCAATACAGGTGGGATAACTGCTAGAGCTCCCGCGTAAGCGATGTTCTTAGGGTCTTGTTCCCCCGCAGCGACAAGTGCAAGTGCAGCTGTTAGGAACGCTCTGATCCATGATCCTGACATCTTTTTTAGTTCGTTCATCTTCTCCGCCTAACATAGGTATCTGAAAAAAAGCACTATCATTGTCAGCCTTTTTCTTAAAGCTAACATGCATGTGCTTAGTGTGTTTGTTAGCCCCTGTGTATTTGCGCCACTTCCAGTTAAGGATGTGGGAGCAGATTCTTCCATCGTAAATGATGTAAGCAATACGCGTGTCTCTTTGTGCTTTACATAAGGCGCGAAGCTGATCAGCAAGATCTCCCATCTCGTCTGGCTTTCCGCCTTTGTATAGATCTTTGTCCACATCAATGGCACGAACCCATCCCTGTTCATCTGGATTATGATCTGACTTGCGAGCAGCGTGTCGGGTATCACCGATCCAACCATCCGATGTGCGGTCACGATCTGGGAACGAATCATCGATCTGCTCCCTTAACTGAACCGCAGCCCTAGAGAGCTTTGCTTTCATTTATAGTCCGAGTGCCTTTAGATCCTCAGCAGTCAAACCAAGTGCAGCCAATTTTGCCTGTGCTGCTTCTTTGGCTGCTATTGCTGCCGCTGCATTTGTAATTTCATCTGCTTCAACAACTTTAATCTTATCCTCAATGTCTTTTTTAGACGGAATTGTTTCACCATTTAGTGAGACGATAGTATCTATGTCATTATTTTCCATGCGGAAATCTAATTCAGGTGCTAAAGCTTTAACTGCCTTCATAATTATTAAATTTGTCATTATGCGCCAACTTCCATAAGAATAATTGTGGACATAGCATTACTGTTTTGTAAAGAAACATACACTCCAGAGTCATTACCTGCGGATTCCACTTTATAGGTAGTCGCAGAAGTTGTAGCAGGTGAATCTAAGTAACTCATTGGCAAAATGTTTTCAATAGATACTATGGTACTCAGGCTTTGTGCATAAACCGAAAATGAACCGCCGTTGCTATAATAAGGCGAATTGATAATGGTTGAACCACGCAAAAGTCTAATTCCTGCACTTGTGCTAGGTGCACTTAACTTGTAATTGTTGATAGTTTGTTGCACAAAAATTAGAATCTTACTTGATGCAGCAGATGGCGTAATTGTTGCGCTAACTCCAGTATCAGTCCAAGTAGTGCCAGTAAAGCTTACTGGTGTTGTTGTTGTCGCTTGTACAACCTGAAGGATTTTTCCACCGCCGCCTGCAGGGGTTGCCCACTTGATGCCAGTTGCAGCCGTTGAGTCAGCTGTAAGAACTTGACCATTAGTGCCTACCGCTAGGCGAGAAGCTGTGTCTGCTGCTGTTGCAGCGATGATGTCACCCTTTGCATCAAAGATAGTTGCAGGGATTCCTGTTGCATCTGCTACCCATGAAAAATCCATGTCTGTGTTAGATGCCTTTGTAAGCACCTGACCAGTAGTGCCACCTTTAAGATCGACCAATGAAGCATCGATTGCATCGCCTAGAGTCTCAATGGCTACTGCGCCATCCTTGACTAGGTCAGTACTGGTTGG